TATATAGCTAGTACAGATAACCCCTTCAGCTTATGCTGCGGGGGTTTTTCTTTGGTTTATTTACCTTGACTTTGCAGCAAAAGTATGATAAAATAGAATTTCTTACTTAGATTAATATTCTAAGATTAATTAATAATTTGAAAGGATAACATGAGTTTTGACCTTGTAAAACAAGATTTCTCTAAAGCTGCTGAGCAGGGATATACGTTCGAACTAAAGCTACCTACTGGAGCGCCATCAGGTGCTACGCTGACTGTCTTAGGTGATATGTCTCCTACTGTAAAGAATTACTCACGTAGGAAGTTCGCAGAGTTCCAGCAGAAACAAGCAATCGCTAAACGTAAGAACAAAGATCCAGATGATATATCTTTGGATGAAGCGGAAGAGCTTGCTGTTGAATCTGCACTAGTGCGTCTAGTAGCTTGGGCAGGTATCAAGGAGAACGGGGTTGATGTTGTGTTCTCCAAAGATAAAGCTGCCGAAGTCCTTAAGGATCATCCTTGGATTCGTGAAGCTATTGTGCAGGAGGCGAGTGACGTAACCTCCTTTTGTCCAAAGTGACCTTGAGATTGCGTTAGAGTTTGTTAAGCAGGAATTTGAGTTAGGGTCTGGTCCTAATTCTGTAAGGGCCAAGCTGTACAGTGTCTGGAAACAAACAGGAACTAAACCAAAAGAACTAGATGATCTGATAGAATTACCTGAGGTATTTTCCTATCTATGGGTAGACTTTTTAAAGTTGAACTCTAATAGAACTTCAAACGGTTTTGGTGTGAATCCTATCAGTTTCGTAGATATTGCTTTGTATTATCAGCTTTACCAAATTCAAGTTCAACCTTGGGAAATCGAAGTACTTCAGTATTTTGATAACGTAGTCATGAACTTGTACGCAAAGAAAGTAGATGCAGAGCAAAATAAAAACAAACTTAAAAGCAAGTAAGCACAGCCCTCTCACGAGGGCTTTCTTTTTAGTATATTAGGTATATTAAAAAGAAATAAAGAATTAGACAAGTTTGCTGTGCAGCAAATATAACCTCAATTATATATGTAAGGTTAAATCATGGAATTAACAGAATTAAAGTTCGCTGTCAACACAGAAGAATTAACGACTGCTGTAAAAAAATTAGAAGCTCTTGGTGTAGCAATCTCTGATTATAATAAAGTAAACGGAGATAAAGCTCGTGCAGATAGAGAATCTGCTGCTGCAGCTAAGGCATTAGCTAAGGAACAGAAGGCACAGGAACAAGCTACTAAGAAGGCTGCTGATGCAGCAGCTAAAGCTGCGGCTGCTCAAAAGAAGATGGCAGATGCTGCTGCCAATTCTACTGATGAAATGTCTCCGTTAGAGAAGTTACTAGAGAGACTTAATAATCAGTATGGGGATTTAGTATCTGGATTTACTAAAGGTGAAGCATCTATTCTACAGCAAGCTCGTAATTTTGGTGCTGCTGAAAATGAACTAAAGCCTTTCATTGGTGTACTTGAGAAAATTAAAGAACTAACTAAAGATCCTTTTGATGCTTCCGTAGGAGCTATCCGAAGTGTAACTGCAGAGTTTGATCGTTTAACTCAGCGTTCTAATCTCACAGCCCAAGGTATCTCTTTAACCACAAAACAGCTTTCAGAATATAGTAGATTATCTGCTGAAGTCTCTGGCAAAGTAAATCAGTTAGGGTTAGATCCAACACAAGGGGCTGGTCTTACTAAATATAATACTATGCTTGCAGAATCACAAGCGGAATATTTAAAGATTGCTGGTAGTGTTAATCGTGTAACAGAAGAAGAAAAACAACGGAATGCTGTACTTCGTGAACAAGAGAAATTAGCTGCTAGTACTCTACGCGCACAACAAAAAGCATTAGAAGAGAACGCTACTGCAATGAACCAAGCAGTAGCAGAGTTCCGCAGATTAGAGCAAGCAAAAGCTGCTGCTGCACAAAGCACTGCAGAGAAGATCACGAAAGCTAACGCAGACGCTGCAGCATCAGCCCAGAGGCTCAATCAGATTACGGCAATGGTACAGCAAGGTATCAGCGAGAAAGAAGCTACAAAGCGCGTTGGGATGGCTTCTCAGGGCATCTCTGCAGAGAACATCAATCAGATCATCGCAGCAGAGAAGAATTTAGCTGCTACTCGTACTACTGGAACTAGGTCAGTTACAAGCTATGATGCTGCTGCAAGAGAACTTGCAAAAGCTCAGAAGTGGGTAACGACTGAAGAAGAGAAGATGGTTTCAGTATTAGCTACTCTGAATCAGCAGCATGACAATAGCGCAGCATTCAATGAAAAAGCAGCAAGGTCTGTTTTCAATTATGAACAAGCTTTAAAGAAATCCGGTATAACCGGAGAACAAGCTGCGGCTAAATTAGCTATCTATAGAAAACAACAACAGGAGATTCTGTCTGTAGAACAAAAAAGACAAGCTGAATATTTGAAACGTGGATTACAACCTCAGATTGGTGACGTTGTTGTTTCATTAGCTGCAGGTCAGAATCCGCTTACCGTGCTATTACAGCAGGGTGATCAAGTCCGAGGGTTAATTGCGCAGACTGGCATTCAAGGAGAACTCCTACGTAAGACCATGCAATCAGCTATGGCAGATACTCTTAAGAGCGTTGTACAAACAGCAACTGCAATGGGTAGTTTATTTGCTGGTGCTGCTGTTTCTGCAGGTAAATCTATTACTGGCTTAGTTACAGGGCCAATTGCTGCGCTTATTACTGGCTTTAATGAAGCTAATGCTGCAGGTAGTTCTGCTTTTACTTCCATAGGTTCTGCGATTAGTCGTGCTTTCTCTGCGGGTAATATTGCTTTTCTCTCTGCACTTCCTATTTTACTAACTACTGCTGCCGCTGCTTTTGCTGTTTTTGGTGTTGCTTCTTATCAGGTAATGAAACAAGAAAGTGAACTTTCTGTTGCTTTAGCTTTAAGTGGCGGCGCGCTTGGATTATCTAAAAATGCAGCAGTTGAGTACTCAATGTCTTTAAACGATGTTGGAATATCCACAGCTAAGGGTATTGAAGTTCTAGTTGAAATGGCTAAGGCAGGCAAGTTAACTGCAGACGAAACTAGAATGGTAGCCAAAGCTGCTGTTGACATGGAAAAGTATGCCGGGGTTGCTATCAAAGATACTATAAATGCTTTCGCAAAAATGAAAGAGAAACCAGTAGAGGCATTAGCTGAATTAGCTATCAAGACTGGCATGGTAAAAACAGAGACTCTGGAGTTAATTGCTCAACTGACACAGCAAGGGAAGACGGCAGAAGCTGCTGGAATTGCTACAAAAGCTCTTGCAGATGTTACTGAGACTCAAGCTACAAGAATTAAGGAACAGTTGCATCCCTTAGAAGCTTTATACAAAAGGATTGGTTCTGGATTGGCATCTCTTTGGAATAGCGTTGGAAATACTATTCGTTCTACAGATGCTGAACAATTATCTGATGCTTATAAATTACTAAATGCATATCTAACGACAAATACCGAAGGGCATCAGTTAGCTATTGAGCAACAAAGAATCCTAATTTCTCAAATATCCTCTAGAATTCGTTTGGCATCAGAGACAGCAAGAGTAGAGCAATTACAATCTGAATATGCAGCGCAATTTCTAGAAAAGCAAAAGCTAATAAATGAGCAAGAGCAGATTCGTGCAGGGTTAGATCAGAAGAAACTTACCCGTATTCAAGCAATGGATAAGGCTGAAGCGGATGCTCTAAAAAGAGTAAAGAATCTAACGTCTTCAGAGATTGCTAGGATCAGAGAAACTGCAGGTATGCAGTGGGATAAATCTAGGGCAAGCGGCCAGACTAGATCTCAAAATGAGCTAAATGCTGCATTAAATACTTATGCTGATATTCAAAATCGAGCAATCGGAGTTAACTCTAGTTTTAATGAGGAACTAAATAAACTTCAATTCTTATACGGTAAAAATAAAATATCCGCACAACAATATGCAGCAGAGGTTCAGCTACTGCTTTCACAACAACCTTATGCAACTAGGGCTAAGAGAGAAGAAGAAGATGCTGTAAAAGCATTAGCTAAAGCACAAGAAACCTATAATGATGTTCTAGGGATTTCTTCTGGTGTATCTTCAGATTTCAATAACAAACTAGAAGCTCTGCAATTGGTGTATGCAAAGACTGATATGTCTGCACAATCTTATGCAGAAGCTGTTCTGAAGCTCTTAGAGAAACAACCATATTATTTAAAGACATTAGCAGATGAGAAAAATGCTCTTGATTTGAAAAATAAGCTTCTAGGAAAGTCAACTAATCTTGGTGCCGAGTATTATCAGACCTTAGAGCTAATTAACAAATATGCTAGAGAAGGACGTTTCGGAGCCGATGAAGTTTTACAACTAAAAGCTGCTCTAGAAGCGACAACACCAGAAGCTAAAAGACTTGCAGCAGTACAAGCTGAGAATGCTAAGATACTAAGTGGTATTACTTCCGAACGAGCTTCTATACAACTATCATACACTTCTGATTTTAAGACTGCAGATGAAAAAGCAGAAATTAAAAACTTATCAGACTATAGGAAAAAAGTGGCTGAAGCTGATGCTGAGTATCAGAAACAACTATCTGCAGCTACTGAGGAAACTACCTACGCAGAATGGATGATGTATGTAGATCAAGCAAATGCTAAGAAGACTCTTGCTCAAGAAGTTTTCGATAGAGAACAATATCTATTGTCTGAAGGTTATCGACGTAATCAAGCATATGCTACTGCCTTTGAAACCATCTTTAAAGGCATGGGCGATGCAATCGTTGATTTTGCATTAACAGGAAAATCTTCTTTTGACGATATGATTAGGTCTATGATTGTTGGACTAATTAAACTTGAACTGCAGATGCAAATCACTAACATGACTAGGGCTGCAGGAGGATTATCTGGAATACTATCATCTCTCGGCTCTATGTTTGGTGGTAATGCCGTTGCATCAGCACAAGGTAATGTGTTTAATAACGGCAGTATACAACCCTTCGCTAAGGGTGGTATGTTCACTGACGGAATTGTAAAAGCTCCAACTATGTTTGACATGGGCTTAATGGGTGAAGCTGGTCCTGAGGCTATTATGCCTCTACGTAGGGCTTCTGATGGATCATTAGGTGTCGCATCTTCTGGTAGTTCTAGCAGTAATGTTTCAGTACAAGTTATTAACAATAGCTCATCACAAGCAACTACAAATGAGACAGTTGATTCTAAAGGAAACCGTAGAATCGAAGTTGTAATTGGAGAAATGACCGCTGGTGAAATTTCCAGAAGTGGTAGCGCCTCACAAAAATCAATTAAGGCAACATTCGGTATACAACCTCAATTAATTAGGAGATAATTTATGGCGTATAGTTACTTATGGCCGGTTAGCTTACCACAAAAACCACTGACTAATTACTCTGAGACTACTGGTGTTAAAATCATTCGGACTCAGCCTGATCTTGGTCCAGCTAAGCAACGTAGAAGATCGAAACGCCCTGATGTTCTAAATCTACAATTTAACATGAGTACAGATCAGGTTGAGATACTAAGAGTATTTGTTCAAGATACTTTACGTGGTACTGCTCGGTTTGGTTTTACTCATCCTAGAACATTATCAATTGTTGAGGTTCGGATTGTACCGCAGGGAGATGGTGAGATGTATGCTACAACTTACCTAGTTCCGAACTATTGGCAAATATCATTACAATTGGAGGTATTACCTTGAGTCGATTAACATCAATGTCACCTAATGCATTAAAAGCAGTATTCTCTCCAGATGCAGATGACGATTTGATTATCTTACTAACTATCTATAATCCTCTAAATGAGGCTGAAGTTATTGCAAGATTGTCTGATGGTTTTACTAAGCGAATCTCTGAAACAGCAGATGAAGTTATCTATGGTGTAACGAGTAATTCACAGGATTACACTTTTGTACCTATGGAAATATCCCTTCCATCTGAAGATGAAGCCCAAGCTCCACGATGCTCAATAGTGTTACATGATGTTACTAGATATATTATTCCTATTGTCAGGACTATTACAGCACCACCTAGAATTAAACTTGAGTTAGTTTTAACTAAAAGCCCAGATACTATTGAGGTATCTTTCTCAGACTTTTACATCAACAACTTTAACTATAATGCAGACTCAGTTACTGCAGATTTAGCTATGATTGATTATGAGCGAGAACCATTTCCAATGCATTCATTCACTCCTAGGTACTTTCCCGGAATGTTCTAAGATGCAAAACTATAGTAAAGGCTAGAAGGAATATTATGAATTTAGAAAAATATATTGGTATTCCTTACACTGAGAAGGGTAGGGATGAAAATGGAGTCGATTGTTGGGGATTGGTGCGTCTGATCTACAAAAATGAATACAAC